ATTAAGCCCATTCATTCCCGCTGTGCTGTCATTGATTTTTTGATTCCAAAAAATGAGAAACCAAAGATTGCAGAAAAATATCTACAGCTTTGTGAAGATATTTTGAAAAAAGAAGTAGTAGCTTTTGAGCGAAAGGTTTTGATTCAACTCATCATGAAACATTTTCCAGATTTTAGGAGAGTGCTTAATGAACTACAAAGATATTCTGCTAGTGGAAAAATTGATACTGGAGTACTAACTACACTGGAAGAACTTAATATTACCGAATTGGTGGAATCTTTGAAGACTAAAAGATTTTCTGATATGAGGAAGTGGACTAATTCAAATATGGATTCAGATACTACGAGGATTTTCCGCAAGTTGTATGACAGTCTAAGCTCGTATCTTAAACCCCAGTCCGTTCCTCAGGCTGTGTTAATCATCGCTGACTACCAGTATAAGTCGGCATTCGTGGCAGACCAAGAAATTAATATGGTGGCCTGCCTAACTGAAATTATGGTGGAGTGTTCATTCAAATAGCACTTGACATGATTCAAAATATATGGTATAATTATACCATAATATTTAAGGTCTATAAATAGCCTTGAGTAGATAAAAGAGAGCTCTTTGGGCGTCTTCTTTTATCATGATAAAAAACCGAACAGGAGTATATTACTTTTTGTTTATGTTATCTAACACTTAATATGGAGCTATAGCTATGTCTATTTCTCAAATATCTAAAAGACCAATAAAAGAGACTATAACAATCAACGAATTTGTTTTCGATATACTATCGGAATTTTATTATCGTAATATTGATTGTTTACCAGTTGGTCAACGCCTACCAGTTTCCTCGCACAATTACAATAAATCAATAGAGATTATTGAATCTATACTTCTACATATAGATATTGGAATGATTACAATTATGAATCTTGCTTCAGATGGTGTTCTTAATCGAGAACAACGCCGTGCTGTGGGTAAAGCTTTTAAAAAAGAATCCATTGATGGGGGTCATCGTAAACGTGCTATATGGTCATACGTTAATGATGTATTTCCAGTAAATGGAAAGTTTTTTAGTGAATTGTCAGATGATGAAAAGAAAGATTTTTTGGAAAGTGAAATTTCGTTTACAATATATGACAACTTAGATGCTGATACTAAAGGTTTTATTTTTCGTAATCTTAACAAGACTACTGATGTAAATTTCATTGAAATGTTAAATTCATACGGTAATATTCCTCTTGCAAATTATGTGCGAGAGAAAGTTCGTTTAGTTAAGCAAATTGATAATTCGTATCATGAATTGTTTGAGTATACCAATTCAGCTAAAACACAAGAACCAATTTATAGATATCTTTCATTTGATAATGATCGTTTGAAACAAGACCTTATGTTTGCTCGTATCATACATCGTTATATGACATCACCAAAAGAACTTCTCGGTGGAACAGAAGATAAAGATTTATCAGAGATGTATGAAAATGCTATGTATACTGATGAATATATTAAGAAGTTTAATAATAAAATAGATGATCATTTAGATTTTCTTAGAGTCATGGCTACTTTTCGTAAGTTAAAGTTTAAGGTTGGTTTAAGTCAACATGATTTTAAAATCTTGAGTTATCTTTACTTCTATCTTCAAGATACTTATGATTCTTTTGATTTTAAAGATAAAGAAGTATTTTATGAGATTTTTGCGATGGCCAATGCAGAACTGCAGAATGCAGACGGTAAATACTCTAAAATACTTCATAAAGATCCCAACACTGGAAAAGAATTGGGTTACTCTCTACAAACTATGTACAAGAAGTATATTGCTGCACCTTCAAACACTAACAAGATTAAAATGGCAGTGTCTCTTCTTATTGGTGAGATGCCGGATCTTGAGAATTTTCTTGAAGTAAAAGATACCAAAAGAAATTTCACTCAGATGGAAAAAGAAGCAAAACTTGCAGAACAAGAGTTTGTTTGTGGTATTGATGGTTACCAGTTAAACATGAAAGATGCACATGCAGCTCACATCGTGGCTCATGCCAATGGTGGAAAGACTGTTTATAGTAATCTTGTTATGGTTAGAGCTGTCTATAATAGAGAAATGGGTACTATGAACTTGAACACTTATAGGGAGAATTTTCAAAAGGCTGCTTAATGATTGATATTTTATTATGTAATATTGTTGAAGAACAAATACCAGACAATGGCTGTGCAGTGTTATTGTCTGGCGGAGTAGATTCTATCTCAGTGGCATTCGCAGCTGAACGGCTTGGTAAAAAAGTTCACGCCTATAGTTTTTGTCTGGACACTCACACCTCATATGATTTTCAAAAGGCTAAAGAAATCGCAGAGATATTTGATTGGCCTTTTACAGGAATTGAAGTACCCACCAAGAACTTGGCAGACGATTGGCATCGATTAGTTCAATTGGATTGTAGAAAGAAAACTCATTTTGAATGTGTCTATCCATTTTTATATGTGTATCCAGAAATAAAACAGAAGCATGTTTTGTCCGGTTGGGCTGCAGATGGTTATTATGGTATAAGTAAAAAGGCAATGATACATTACAAACATACTCAAGAATTATTTGACAAATTTAGAGACAACTATTTTAGTCCAGAAATGTGTGCAGGTTACAACTGGCATAAGAAAGTGGCAGATGAATATGATAAAGTTTTTGTTACTCCATATCTTACAGAATCCGTGAAAGAGTTTTTCTACAGTAAGAGCTGGGATGAAGTCAATAAACCATTTCAAAAACATCATGTAAGAAATGCTTTTGATGAATTTAAGAAAATAGGAAAAATTAAAAATCACTTGAACTTACAAATAGACTCTGGTATAGTAAACTTGTTTGAATCATTGTTACCCAATAAGGAAATCAATTTTAAAAACAGAAGTAGAGTAATGGATGTATGTAGGGATTGGTGTGGGCTAAATACTACAAAGACCAATTCAAACAACTTAGAGGAGTTTTTAATATGAAACCAGAAGTTACAGCTTTACCGGGTTTTGAGGATGTTGATTTTTCTCAAATTAAAAAACCAGATGTTAAAATAATGCCAGACATTTCAGTTTCAGCTACATTATCCAAAGATTATGTTAAGCATGTAAAAGATGCAAAATCAATTTCCGCAGATTATCAAAAATATACAATGGAAGATGTGCGTGCCGGAGAAGCACAAAACAAGTTTAATGTAATATCTACCTTTGCTGGTGGTGGTGGTTCTTCTACAGGATACCGTTTGGCGGGTGGTAAGATTTTATGTATCAATGAATTCGTAAAAGAGGCTAGAAATACATATCATGAAAATTATCCAAACACTCCTATACTTTCAGATGATATAAAAGAACTTACAGGAGAAGACCTTCTGACTGCTGCTAATATTGGAGTAGGAGAAGTTGACATCCTAGATGGTTCGCCACCATGTTCTGCTTTCTCTATGGCTGGTGCTGTAGTACAGGGTGGTGGTCATTCTAAAGGTTTTGGTAAAACTAAAAATTATTCTGATGGTAAAAAAGTAGAAAATATTGAAGATTTATTTTTTGAATTCATCAGAGTTGCAAAAGATATTCAACCTAAAGTTATTGTTGCTGAGAATGTGTCGGGATTGTTGATGGGTGAAGCAAAAAATTATTACTTCAAGATTATAGCAGAGTTTGGAAATATTGGTTATAACGTATCTTCCATGCTGTTAGATTCATCTCATTATGGAGTACCCCAAACAAGAAAGAGAGTTATTTTTATTGCAGTTCGTAAAGATGTAACTGATGCGATTGGTCTTACTTCTCTTAACATTGCTAGTATATTTCCAGAAAATACAAGTGAAGTAGTTACTTGTGAAAATGCATTTAGTGACCTAGTGTATGATGAAGAGGAAATAAAAATGTTAATAAAATCTTTTACAACGGGTTCTCATTTTGTGACAGCATCAAAAATGCCACTCGACCCACCAAAGGTGTTGACAGGCTGCGATTATCATCCAAGGGGTCATCATTTTAATATGAAAAGACTTTCGAGATTCAAGGCAGCTCCGACTATCACAGCTTCTGGTGGATGTATTCATTGGAGTGAAATGCGAAAACTTGCATTGTGTGAAACTCGTAGACTTACATCTTTACCAGAAGATTTCAAACTAACTGGAAAGTGGGAACAGCGATCTGAGCGTATGGGTAGAATGGTACCACCATTAATGATGAAAGCAATAGCAGGTTCCATATACAAGAAAGTACTTAAACCTTATAAGGAGTTAAACAATGGCTGATTTTACTTTTGCACACAGAGAAGAAGGATTCGATGAACATATTGAAAAATCAATTCGGGGCTATTCAAACTTAATGGAAGATGTAATTAGTCTTTCGCGGTATTTTGTAGAAGATGATACTAACATTGTTGATATTGGATGTTCTACAGGAAAAAATACAAAAGCCATGATGGAGTATAATAAAGACCATTCTCCTGAAGCAAAATATATCGGAATTGAAATAGCTGATGGTTTTGAACAAGATTTAAAAAATCGCACAAAAGAATTGAATACTGCTGGATTTACTAATGTAGAATTTATAATGAAAGATGTTCGCAAGTTTCAAATAACAAATGCTAATCTGGTTACTTCTATCTTCACTTTACAATTCATGCCAAAGAAAGATAGAAGTGAAGTTATTTCAAATATCTATGCTGGGTTGAATACTGGTGGAGCTTTCATTTTCGCAGAAAAAACTATCTGTGAAAGTGCGTTGGTACAAGACATGATTACATTCAATTATTACGATTACAAACGAAAATCATTTGATACAGAAGACATCATGGATAAAGAAAGAACACTCAGAAACATTATGAAACCTCTCACATGGGGACAACTTGAACACATGATATCTTATGCTGGATTCAAGACGGTTCAACCGTTTTGGCGCAATCATAGTTTCGTCGGTGCAATAGCGTTAAAATAAAGCCTTGACAAAAACACTCCAACATGGTATAATAGTACTATGAGTCCATTTGATTACTTAAAAGCGATTAACGAAACCAAAGAAAATGTAATGCTTACTTCTCAAGATGAGAAGAAGTATTCGCCCTTTATTGTTAATCGTGGTCTATCTTTCTTTATGGACACCATATTTCAAACAAATGAGATAAATCGCAATCATCACCTTGACAGCCGACTTCAGTTTGACTATCTTATAAATAATATAAGAAAGAAACGAAGGTATAGTAAGTGGCTGAAACCAGAGAAACTACAGAATGTTGAATTGGTGAAAGAGTATTATGGATTTAGTTATGAGAAAGCCA